CTGTAGAAAAACTAGATGTAGATGTAGATGCTCTTGTAGTCAACGGTGTTGCTGCTCCCGCGTTCCATGTAAATGTTTTACCATTTGCAATAGTTGCAATTAATACTTGACCAAAGTTATCTAAACTCCAAAGACCTGGCTCCAGAGTTACCTCCGATGCAAGAACTGCTTCTCCCCAATCAGAAAAATTTGTTGCATCTACGACTGCTGTGCCATCAGCATGAGCTGCCTTACTTGTTCCATCAACTTCTCTTGTAATTGTTGTTAAGTTTGGTGACGATACACCTGTGTATGAAATCAATTCGTTTTCAACTAATATTCTTCCTGATGAACTAAAGTTTGTCGTTGCATCTAATGTAATTGAAGTCCCCGATCCACCTGTACCAGCGGTATCATTTAACAACGCTCCGTCTAAATTAGATGTTGCAGCTCCAGGAACTGATCCATTCCATTGTGATATACCAAAACCATAACCATAAGATTGTGCGGCTGGACCCACTTTCTCATAAGGCTTGACTGCAATACTTCCACCTGTTGATACAGTTGCACCAGCGTTAGAGCTTTGTGTAATTGTAAAAGTCGTAGGTGTTGGAACTGATGTTACTTGAAATAATTTATCTTCAAAATCTGATGCACTAAAACCTGTACCGCCTGGTAATGTCACACTATCTAGTAAAACTATATCTCCAGGTTCTAGACTGTGTGATGTAGAAGTTGTTATTGTGCAAATAGCTGAAGCATTTGTAGTTGCAATTGTAGAAGAACTTAATGTAGCTTTTAAAGGTGTTATGTCAAACAATTGCCCTTCAAAATATAATAATAAAAATTTATCTGTTCCAAGAGCAACGTATCTATTTCCATTTAAATCAACAAATGCGTGTTGTTTTCTAGCAACACCAACAATACTATCTGATACTAAAGAAGACCAACCTCCAACTTTTTCAGGAAGATTATATCTAAACCTTACGTTATCAGAATCTATCCAACGATTTTCGGCTCCTGCAGACGTATTTTGCTTATCGATGCCAGGTAAGAAATTATATTCAATAAGGGCCATGGTCCCTGCTCCCTATGCCGTGTTAGTTTTGTAAGCCCAGCCTCTTGTTGCATCCACATACACTAATGTAAAAGCTTGACCGTTAGTGGTTAGTGTCAGGTTTGATGTACCTGTATTTATTGGTTGACTGTTTCTATTAACAATCAAGTTGTTAGAGTTAAAAGTTCCTCTTGCATCAATAAACGTAACCTCTGATCCCACTGCTGGTGATGCAGGTAAAGTTACCGTAATTGGGTTAGCTGTTGTGTTTGCAAATATTTGATCACCATCTACTGCAGTGTATGCAGTGATTGTTGAAGAATTTAAAGTTACATAGCCTTTGTTACGAATACCTAGACTAACATTTGTGCCATCAGAGTATACTAATGATTTAGATCCAATGGGTAATACAACCCCGGTCCCTGATACAGTTTTAACTGTTATTGTATATAGTGTAGATGTACCTCTAGTTGTTGCATCTTCAAATATAATAATTCTTTCTGCTCCATCTGGTATTGTTACATTTCTATTTGCACCTAATGTGCCAGTTAATTTTATATATAAATTTTTACCGTTTGATGTTGCACCATTATCTAGTGCTAATGTTAAATCTCCAGAGGCTAGTTGAGCTGATGATAAATAACCTGAAGATAATTGTTCTAAAATTTGTAAGTTTGTATTAGTGATTGTGCCCCAAAGACCAGCTTTCTCACCTGTAGCTATAAGCTCTAATTTTGAATTTGTTGAAAAACTTGATGCCATAATTCTCCTAATAAGGGTCTATATTAACCCATGTTTGTGATGCGCCTGGGTCTATAGGTTGCCATGTAATGATACCAGGATCATTGACAGTAAGAGTCATAGGCACGCCTGTAGGACTTACATTCGCAGCAGCAGTTATTGTAACACTTCCTGTGCCAATGGTCAATGCGTTTCCAGTTACTGAAACATTAGCTGCAGCTGTGACTGTAACAGTTCCAACACCTAGAGTTAATGGTGTAGGATCAGGTGTAACATTTGCTGCGGCTGCAATAGTTAGTGATCCAAAACCTAAAGTTAAAGGGCTACCAGACGGTTGTACAAAAGCTCCAGCTAGTGCAGAAGAACTACCAATTGCAAGAGTTAATGCATTACCTGTTACATTAACAGTAACGTTCGGGTTAAAGAATGATGTCGATAATGGAGCACCAGATATGGAAGTCAGGCCGAGCATCTATTACGCTCCTGTCAGTGCTTTTATCTCAGCGTCGGTTAATCCTAGATCTTTGAGTTTTTGTTTACCGGATGATTTATCTGTTTCTGTTTGGGTAGCTTCTTCTTCTTCAGTAGGCATCTCAGCTATCTTAGCTTCTATGTCAGCTTTAGTAATATTATTTGGATTACCATCATGCCAAATTATTTGACAAGTATTTATATCTGATCCACTTACAGAAACTTCTGCGTTAGGATCTATTTTAAGTATTGCTTTTATAATCATCCTGCTATCTCCAATGCCATTATGCTATTTGTACTTGATGAATTTACGCCTATTGTAAAACTACCAGCTCCAGTAGAAGATGCTTGAACTTGGTAAGTAATTTCTGAAGTTGTGCTTGGACTATCTAAATATGTCATTCCAACACCTCCCCAAAAATCATGAGCTTGTGCTGATCTTGCAAAAGATAATCCATAAGTACCATGTCCAATATTAGTAGTTGCTCCACCAGAAATAGCTCTTTCCCATCTCATAGCCCAATATGATTGATCTGTGTTTTGATGAGTATTAGTGTTGCATAATAATAAAATTTTTGAACTTGTTGCTGCTGGAGTAATTGTTAATGATAGATTAGTAACATCTGTAAAACTTGTGCTTGATGAAGAAAATTCAGCATTAAGTAAAGTTGATTGAACTTGCAAAACCTTACCTGGTGAAAAACTAGTTGTACCTGTACCACCATTACCTGTAGGCAATGTTCCTGTAACATTGCTTGCTAAGTTTACTGATTGATTTGGTCCTAGTCTAGTTAATGCCATATTGTATTATCCTTTAGGGTTGTCTGATCTTACTTTATCACAATGATCTTTAAATGTTGATGTGCCGTTTTTTTGATCTTTATAGATCATTTCCATTTGAGATTCCCATGATCCATACTGAGATCGTCTTGTTGTATCTATAGTAGCATTTGCTTCAACAGCGTTACCTTCAGTTTCATAATTAGCTAATTGTGAATCTGTTGGTTTGTCTAAACCATCTATATTCCAAATTTTAATATAATGGTTACTACCATCCTCTTCTAATCTAACATTACCACTAGGTGAAAAGTCAACAGTTTTACTATTTGCTTCACAATAAAGTTTAATTTTTGTATCTAATCTAGCCATTTTTTATATATCCTATGTATCTCCTAATCTTAGAAATTTAACTCCTGTTTTATCATAATTACTACCACCACCTTCAGCTAATATAGTATTTTCTCCCTCTATAAATATTTTCATTTTATCATTTGTAGTATCAGTAACATCCATAATATAAACAAAATTTGGTGCTGAATAAGCATTATTTTCATAGGAACTTCCATAAGTTGATAAGACAGCATTATAGGTTGAATTATTACTAGTAGTTTGTAATCCTGCTCCCACATATGACCTATCTCCACCAGATGCTCTCATATAAAAATGTGGTGTTATCATCCAATAGCCTGTGCTAGGAAAAGTCCATATTCCAGATGACTCTGACATAGCTGATCCTAATGTTGTAAATTTATTTGTATTAATAGTAAAACCACTTAAAATTTTTGATCCTGAACCTGAAAAACTTGTGTTTGCATCAAGAGTCCATTGTTGAATATTATCAATTCCACCAACAGTGGGAACAGCAGAACCATTGTTTTGTAAAGTTCCTATAATATTTGTTGTATCACCAGATGCACCGATAGTAATAGTATTAGAACTCTCGTTGATAATGTTATTACCGTCTGTGTCCTGTATCGTGTCTGCTTTTAATATACTTGTCATTATGCTCCTAGTTTGTGTCCACTGAAATACATTCCATTAGTGCTATCAGGTAATAAAAATGTACCACTATCCGATGTATTTCCTTGATAATATATTTCATAATAATCACCAGCAGAAGCATCATCTATAACATTTAATTGTGTTGTTACAACTGTTCTGTCTGTATCGGCATCTTCGGATGTTTGATTTCTATATAATGCACTTCCATTTTTATATAAAAATAATCTTCTATCTGTAAGATTTGCTTCAGCATCATAATCTTGTACTTGCACATTAAACAAATATTTACCACCTTGATTAGTTGGTACTGTAAATTTATCATTAGATAAATCAAAAGCACTATCAGTATCAAAAACTTCTGCATCAAATGTAATTTTAGTAATAGCATTATCAGTTAAAGTTTGTTGAGAAGTGTTGCTTTTTGTGGCTGTAAAAGCTGGTCTATTAACATTAACAGTAACACCCGATCCAATAGTAATATTACCAGATCCAGAGCTAGTTGTTATTGTTCCTACTTTTAATGTTCCGTTTGCCATTATGATCTAAATGCCTCTATTTCGTCGTCTGTTAATCCTAAAGCTTTTAATTTAGCATTTGCTGATGCTTTATCATTAGCTTTTTTTGTTGCTGCGTCTGCTATCTCTTGTTCAACAATTGGTATCATATCTTTAATATCTTCTTTAGAAATAGGTGTTGTTCCATCTTGCCACTCTAATTCGCAAGTATCAATATCTGTTCCTCTTACAGTAACAACTGCATTTGGATTTATTTTAAGTATTGCTTCTTGTATCATTATGCAGCTACCTCCATTAATGTAATAAAACTTGTAAAATAACCACCATTTTGAGTTTTAAAAGCATTAGAATTATATGCTCTTCCTTGAGTTTTATATGTTATAGCACTTGTACTTGATGGAGAATCTAAATAATTAAAAGAATGATATTGTCTTGCATCAATACTTGCACCATCAAAATAAAAAGCATAAGATTCTCCAGGTGTATAAATTGAAGTAGAATCTCTTAATATTTTCATTGAACCTCCACCATCTCCAGCAGCAAAACAATGTTGATTTACCATAATTAATATTTTGTTTGAAGTTGAACTTGGAGTTATTGCAGCAGATAATCCTGTATCTGCATAACTTGTTGAATGTGTAACTTCTGAAGATGTGCTTCCTTGAACCACTTGTAAAATTTTTCCAAATCCTGTTCCAGCAGTTCCAGCAACATTTATAGTGTCCCCTGAAGCACCTAAAGTTAATGTAGTGCCTGTGCTTGGTTGAATTAAATTTGTTTCTAACGTGCTCATTATAAAATTACAAATGTACTCCCTGATGGAATCGTGATCGTACCACTAATAGTTACTGGTCCAACCATCGCTCCGTTTGTTGAGCCCGCCATTGACAATGATGTCAAAGTCTGAGCGTTTTTTACAAAAAAATCTGTAGATAAACTTGCTGCACCTACTGTTGCATCAGTTGGTTTTCCAATGTCAAAAGTATTACCAAGAACGATACCAAAAAAAGTATCTGAGCTTGCAGGGTTTCCTGTGAACGTAATCTGACTGCCCGATATTGTAAACGCACTTATCGGTTGTTGTACAACACCTGAGACAGATATAATTACGGATGCTTCTGTTTCTGGAGACACAGCTGTTCCACTTGTAGTTAAGTTAAACGTAGCCGTAGATCCATTAAAGCCCGAAGATATATCGTCCAAAATCTGATACGCTCCTGTGAGCGGAACTTTTCCTACGTAAGCCATATATTAATCCTTTACTCTGTTGGAATCGGATTATCAGACTTGACTTTTGCTACATGGTCTTTCCATGTAGTAGTACCATCTACATTATCGTGGTACTGCATGTCGAGCTGCGAATTCCAATCACCATAGGCGCTTCTTCTTGCAGATCTTGCAGCAGCTTGTCTTTCAGACAAATCAGCAGCAGAGTCCACAGCGTTCAGTTGCTCGTCAGTTGGTTGCGCTACACCAGAAACATTCCATTCCTTAATGTAAGGCCCCTGACCGTTCGAGTCATCCTGAAGTAAAACGTCCTTCATAAAGTCAACTTCTGCTACGCCATTATTAGCGCAATATTGTTTGACCTTGCTTGATAGTGATGCCATAGTTTTTCTCCTTATTCTCCGTTATCTATAACAGTGTTTCCTTCTGAAATCCACTGTTGAATTGCTTGGTAATCTGTATTGTTCTCTGCTAATGGTACAGATTTTTCTACATTAGAATCTACATAAGTTATTTGATAACTTACAAATTCGCCATTATAATAATTTTTTTTAATTGTATTTATTTTCATAATTATAACTCCGATACGAATGATATTTTTGATGAAGCATTATTTGTGGTAGCATGAGCTACATGACCAGCAGTACCACTTGCTTGTGAATTATTATATAAACTTGTACCATGTGTATAAGCATTATTTAGTGCTAAACTATCTACTGCATCATTGCTTCCAGCTCTATGAAAATTATAGTAATCAGTTCCAGTTGCTATTTCTAAAGTTGGTATATCTCTCATAGTGCAAGGGAAAAATACAGAAACTTCAACTTGAGAAGAACTATAATAACCGCCTCTACCGATTGAATAAGTACCTCCTCCTACCATAAAATAGTAATATCTTTGACATCTTTCTAAATTCACGTCAACAGGCAAGAACTCAAAATCAGATGCTGCTGTTCCAGCTTCTAATTGTACTCCTGTAATGTACCATTCATTTGATGTGCTATCTGCAAGATTGACTTGACCTACTGCTCTATCTGCAAGTACATAACTTTGCCAAGATGTTGATAAAGTTCCTGAAGTCCAATCAGATCCAGCACCTAAATAAAAAGTACATCTTAAACTTTCCGCATTATCATTTGTAAATGCTCCAGTAGTATCTCCAGCAAAAGTAACTGTTTTATTTTCCCAAGTATCAGCAGAAGAAATTGTATAAGATTGTGAAATTTGTCTATTGTTATCTGTGTCATATAATTCGGCTATATAAGTTCCTGTTTTATTTGATTTAACCCAAAACGATAAAGTTAAACTTTGAGCAGATGAAGTTCCTTTTTTAAGATATTGTAAGTTTTGACCTTCAAATTTTGTTCTTACATTAACTACATCAGAAGCTGCTGGACTAGCATCAGCAGTTGTACAGTCCATTTTTAATGACTTTGAAAAACCTTGACCAGTTGGAACATCAGTTGATTGTGATTGTGTCCAAGTTCCCATACTTGAAATGTTAGTCTGAAATCTATCTATTGTGTTATGAGCTTGGCTCATATCTCCATTGATAATAATGTTTCTAAAGTTTGGTTGTAAAACTCCACTAGCTACTTTAGCACTTGTTACCGCGCTGTCTGTTATTGATGCTGATACTACTTTATCTATTGCCATAATTTTTCCTATGCTCCTATAATTCTAAATGCTCCAAAAACTCCATAACCAACAGTATTTTGAGTAGCTCCGTTCTGATCTAAGAAACCATAAATTTCTAAATAATCACTAGATCCATTCATATCGACTACGTAATGTATATTTGCTGCTGTATCTGAGGCTGCAAAATAATTACCAGTTAATTTTAATTGTGATCTTGCTATGTGTGATCCATTTTTATAAATTTTAATTTGGTGTCTTGCATAAGCACTATCAGCATCAAAGGCTATGTTAGCAAATACAAAATACTTTCCAGCAGTTGTTGGTGTAAATCTGTAGTTAGTAGAGTTGTCGTAACAATTATCTGTATCAAAAATTTCTGTTGCAAAAGCCATTTTACTATCTCCACCGGCAGTAAATCCTGTGTTTGCTTGTGTCGCTGCAAAAGCTGGTGTCATTGTTCCCCCAACACCAGACACAAAATTTGCTTGTGTCATTTTTTTTAATGCACCAGAAGCAGAAGTATCTGATAATAAAATTAAATCGTCAGAAGCAATTGATGTTTCTGCAGTTTGTCCTGTTATTGCAGTTGGATCAAGATGTTCATCGCTAATTGCATCGTCAGCAATTTTAGCACCAGTAACTGCATCTGCAGCTAGTTCTGTAGTGCCCACTGATCCTGCACCAGGTTTATTTGTTGCAACAGCTCTACCTAAAAACACACAGTACATTTCGTCCGTGCCATTTGTTAACGCTGCGGATAGTGTCAAAGTTGTGCCTGATGCAGTGTATGCTTTACCTGAACCAGGTTCCTGAACAATATTATTAACTACAAGTCTGATATCGTTTTCGTTATTTACGGAGTGATCTAATGTGTATGCAGTTTGAGAGTTTACAATTGTAAATACTTGTCTCTCAAAACTTATGAAGCTTCTTGCTGGTGCGTTTCCTAAATAGGCCATGAATCTCC